CACTTCTTTATTTGCAAACACAGTTTTTCGTAGGAGAAAAAATATGGCCACAGTTAAAAAAGCCAAAAGAGACAGGATTGACAGCACTTCAGAGCAAGTAAAAGTGATGGCCGCGTCAACTAAAAGCATCGGCCCGCCAAGCAATGTTCCGCTGTCAAAAAAAGACATGCCATTTTTTGTAAATGTTTTAGACCAGTTTGCGCGTTCGGATTGGACGGCTCACGACCTCGAAGTGGCTGCGATGTTGGCCCGATCTATGTGTGATTTGAATGAAGAACAGCAAATGCTTCGCACCGAAGGCTACATTACAGCACGCCAAAATGGCACAACGGTTGAAAATCCAAGGCTTCGAGTTGTAAAATCTTTGTCAGGTGATTTACTATCGTTCCGTAGGAGTTTATCTTTACACGCGCGGGCGAGAGAGGGTGACGCCAGAGACGTTGCCAAGCGGCGGGCAATGTCAAAAGACATCGAAAGTAACAACCCGCTTAATGATGATTTGCTTGCAAGGCCCAATTGATGACCAGAGGTGAAAGAGTTTGCACGTTCATTGAGCGATATGTTTTGGTTCCTGAAGGCAAGCACGTTGGCAAGCCGATCAAGCTGATGGAGTTTCAGCGTAAATTTATTACTGACATTTACGACAACCCCAAAGGAACGAGCCGAGCATATCTGAGCGTGGCGCGAAAGAACGGCAAGTCAGCTTTAATTGCGGCAATACTTTTGGCCCACATCGTTGGCCCTGAAGCCAGACAGAACAGCCAGATCGTTAGCGGCGCACGTAGCCGGGATCAGGCTTCACTTGTGTTTAAGCTGGCCGAAAAGATGGTGCGCCTATCGCCGGGGCTTTCCAAGATCATCAAGGTTGTGCCGTCTAGCAAGATGCTAATTGGCCTGCCTGTGAACGTGGAATACAAAGCGATCTCTGCCGAGGCCGGGACAGCGCACGGCTTGTCTCCAGTGCTGGCAATCTTGGATGAGGTCGGTCAGGTTCGCGGGCCACAGGATGCTTTCATTGAGGCCATTGAAACTGCGCAGGGGGCGCACGATGATCCGCTGTTAATTGCGATCAGCACGCAGGCTGCAACCGATGGCGATTTGTTCAGCATTTGGCTTGATGACGCAATGAACGCAAAAGACAAACGGATCGTTTGCCATTTGCATTCTGCGCCGGAGGATTGCGATATCATGGATCGCGATGCTTGGTCGGCTGCAAACCCGGCGGTTGGAGAGTTCCGAAGCCTGACTGACATTCAGGATTTTGCCAAGCAAGCGGAGCGGCTCCCGGCAAAGGAAAATAGTTTTAGGTGGTTGTATTTAAACCAAAGAATTGAAGCGACTTCGCCATTCCTGTCGCGTTCTGAGTGGGAAGCGAACAGCGCGGAGCCAGAAGTTTCATCTGGCATGACCTGTTATGCGGGGCTTGACCTGTCGGCCAGCCGAGATTTGACAGCGTTTGTTATGGCGTTTCCGGTCGGCGATGTGTATCACGTTGTGCCACAGTTCTTTTTGCCTGCCGATGGCATCAGAGAGAAGTCAAAAGTTGACAAGGTTCCTTATGATCTGTGGGCCGATCAGGGTTTTCTTACGCTAATTGACGGCCCTGTTATTATCCCGGCTGTTGTTGCGATGGCAGTCGCCGAGGCTGCGGAGCGTTACGACATCACGCTGATGGCATATGACCGCTGGCGGATAAACGATTTCCAGCGTGAGCTTGACAACATTGGTGCGCAAGTTCCGATGGCCGCGTTTGGTCAGGGTTACAAAGATATGGCCCCGGCTGTTGATCGGCTTGAACGGCTTGTCGCAGAGCGAAAATTACATCACGGCGGCAACCCCATCCTCAATATGTGTGCTGCTGGAGCCGTTGTTGAGCGTGATCCGGCGGGCAATAGGAAGCTGCACAAGGCCAAAAGCGTCAGCAAAATAGATGGTTTGGTCGCGCTTGCGATGGCGCTCGGCGCGTCTGCGCATGAAGATCAAACTATATCATGCTCACCTTGGGACGACCCAGCCTTTACGCTTGCGTCTTAATGCGCTATATTGCAAGAAACCATGCGCGTGGAAAATTAAAAAATGGGCTTACTTGACCGTTTCCGCAAGTCGGAAAACCGAAACCTCGAAAACCCTAATGCACCTGTGTCATCTGCTGACTTCTTGCAGATTATGGGCTGGGGTGATTTTGAAGCGTCTTCCGGCGTGAATGTAAATGTTGACACGGCGCTGGGCGTTCCTGCGATTTGGTCGGCTGTTAATTTCTTGAGCGGCACGATTGCCAGCCTTCCTTTAAATGTTTATCAAAAGACCGAAAGCGGGCGCGAGAAATATGAAGGCCGTGTTTCTGGCATTTTGCACGATGTTGTCAACGATGGAATGTCATCCTTTGAGTGGCGCAAATATATTTTTGAACAAGTTTTGACTGGAGGTCGCTCTGTCACTTACATTGAGCGGAACGGCAAGGGCGAGGTGGTCAACCTTTATCCGATTGACCCGACAGATGTTCGCGTCGAGCTTATCGGTGGCCGCAAAACCTACCGTCTTGAAACAACAGTTTACGAAGCCAGAGACGTAATTGATATTCCGTTTATGCTGAAGGCCAATCAAGTTGATGTTCGTGGGCCTATTGCAACCAACAAAGACGCAATCGGAATGGCCATTGCCGCTAGTCGCTACGGCTCCAAGGCATTCCAATCGGGCGGCATTCCACCTGTAGTTTTACAAGGTCCGTTCCAATCTGGTGCTGCGGCGCAGCGTGCATCTGAAGACGTTGCGAATACAACCGCCAAGCTGGCGCGTGAGGGTCGGCCTGTGATGGCGCTTCCGCTCGGCCATGAAATGAAGCAGATTGGTTTCAATCCAGAGCAAATGCAACTGATTGAGCTTCAGCGGTTTAGCATTGAGCAGATCGCTCGGATTTACAGCCTGCCGCCTGTCTTCTTGCAAGACTTAACTCACGGAACATTCAGCAACGTAGAGCAGCAAGACTTGCATTTCGTGAAGCACACGATCCGCAGATGGATTGAACAGACTGAAGCTGAATTAAATTTAAAATTGTTTGGTCGCACGACTAACCTTTATGTCGAGTTCAATGTCGATGGCTTGCTACGCGGCGACATCAAGAGCCGCATGGAAGCTCACGCGACATCGATCCAGAACGCGATCCGCACGCCGAATGAGGTGCGCGACATTGAGAATATGCCACCGATGGGCAACGGCGATGACCTGATGATCCAAGGTGCGACAGTGCCGATTGGCACGCAGGGCCAAGTTGTGGTACAGTCGGGAGAAAATAACGGAGATCAAAATGTCTGAAAAAGAAATTCGCGCACGTTTAGACGCTTTTGAGGTTCGTGAAGAGGCCGATGAGCCAATTAAAGTTTCAGGTTATGCTGCGGTTTTTGGCGAAGAGACTAGCATTGGTGGCTATTTCACAGAAGTAATTGAACGCGGCGCGTTTAAAGACGCCATTGGTCGCGATGACGTTGTGTTTGTTATCAACCACGAGGGGTTGCCACTTGCGCGGACACGCTCCGGCACTTTAAGATTAACTGAAGATGATCACGGTTTGTATATGGAAACAGAGCTTGACCCCAATGATCCCGATGTCAGAAGCATTGTCCCCAAAATGAAACGCGGAGACTTGGACAAAATGTCTTTTGCGTTTATCCCGACTCGCCAAGAGTGGGACGAAAGCGGCGCAGTCCCAAAGCGCACTATTCAGGAAGCACAGCTTTTTGATGTTTCTATAGTTACAACCCCAGCTTATGACGGCACAGAGATCGGCTTGCGCTCTCTTGAGGCCCACAGGAGCTTGAAAATAAAATCTCAGGCTGCACGGCGTCTTAGGATGAAAGCGCAGCTTTAACAGATAACGGCGGTTCTCCCGCTGTTCGCCCTTCCCCCGCGCCTTGGGCAAGCGCATATATGGAGGCCCACAATGGCTGATATCAAAGACCTGCGGGAGAAGATGGCGAACATCGCCACTGAGGCCCGCGCCAAACTTGCAGAATTAAACGACAGTACGCCAGAAGGTCGTGCAGCAGAAGTTGAGCGTGAATTTGACGCTATGATGGCTGACCACGACAAGTTTTCAGCACGCGCTGATCGTCTTGAAAAATCTGAGGCTGCGCTGCGTGCTTCTGAAGCCGTTGACGTTTCCAAGCGTCCAGTTGCTGAAGATCGTTCTGCCCCTGCCGTAGATCAAGGTTCTGACATTTCTTACCGCAAAGCATTCTTTTCAATGATTGCAAACGGCGGCGTTGATGGCTTGGACGGCGAAGTTCGCAATGTTCTGCGTCAATCTGAAGTTCGCGCACAAACTGCTGGCACGGCTACTGCTGGCGGTTACACAGTTCCGACTGAACTGGCTAACTTCATTGACAAAGCGATGATCGCCACTGGCCCAATGTATGACGGCAGCTTGTTTACTGTTCTGAATACAACAGGCGGGAATACTTTCAACATCCCAACGGTGAACGATACTGCTGTTACTGCTGAAGCTCACACTGAAGCTGGCACAGTTACCGATGATGGCGGCAAAGATGTCACTTTCGGTCAGAAGACTTTGGGCGCTTATGCGTTTGACACTGAGTGGGTCCGTTGGTCCTACGAATTGGCAAGTGATTCAATCCTCAATGTAGAGAGCCTGTTGGGCGAACTGCTTGGCGAACGTCTCGGCCGCATTGCAAACTCAAAACTGACAACTGGTTCAGGTTCTTCAGACGTTGAAGGCATCGTAACCAACTCAGCTTTGGGCAAAACCGCAGCCGCAGTTGCCGCGATCACAGCAGACGAAATCATTGATTTGGTTCACTCGGTTGACCCTGCTTACCGTGCATCGCCTTCAACAGCAATTATGATGAACGACAGTACACTTTCTGCGGTTCGCAAGTTGAAGACTTCGCAAGGCGAATATCTCTGGGCGATGGGCAACTATCAAGCAGGCATTCCGCAGAACCTGTTGGGCTACAACGTAGTTGTAAACCAAGCAATGGACAGCCTCGCAACTGCGAAAAAAGTCATGTTGTTTGGCGATATGTCCAAGTTCTATGTTCGCAAAGTTGGTGGTCCGTCATTGTTTGTTGCACGCGAGCGTTTCGCTCCAGATTACGGCATCTTGGGTTATATCCGCTTTGACGGCACACTTGCCAACACAGCAGCGATCAAGCACTTGATTACAGCCTAAACACAGTAGGCAGGGGCTTCGGTCCCTGCTTATCCACTTGAGAGGATTTGAAATGAAAGTTCGTTTATTGACAGGCATGGCTGGTATCGATTTCAGCCACAATTCTGGTGATGAAATTGATTGCAACGCCGCAGAGGCTGCACGTTATATTGCGGCTGGAATTGCTGAAGCTATTGAGACGCCTTCTAAAGTTGAGCGTGCAGTCCGTAAGGTTAAACTTGAGACTGCTGTAGAGGAACAGTAAATGCCGCAGCCGCTTTTGACACATCACGCGCTTGAGATTGTAGACGCTCCCGCTGTTACTCCGATTACTTTGGCGGAAGCAAAAGCGCAGTTGCGCGTTGAGCATAGTGATGATGATGTAATGATCCATCGGCTAATTGCCGTTGCGGTCGCTTACACTGATGCGAGGGGCGCACTTGGTCAGGCAATGATTACCCAGAAATGGGCGCAATGGATGGGTCCAAACCCACAGCAAAAGGTTGCGCTTGTTCTTGGCCCGGTTCAATCGGTCACTGCGATTAAATATTATGACGTTGATGGCGTTTTGCAAACAGACACGCTGACAAATTACCAAACCTTCGGCACAGATTTTACTTCAACTGTAGGCCCGAAAGACGGCTTTTCTTGGCCTGTCACGCAAAACCGTTCTGACGCCATAAGGATTGAATACGAGATCGGATTTGGTGACGCGATTGCTGACGTCCCTCAGAGCATCCGGCACGCACTTATGTTGCTTATTGGGCATTGGTATGACAATCGCGAAAACGAATTAATCGGAACTATATCAAAAAGCATTCCCTTTGGGTTTGAAGAATTGATAAATATTAACCGGGTTTCTTGGTATGGTTAGGGCCGGCCTTTTGCGTGAGCGTGTTGTGTTTCAGCGTTTGTCTGAAGGCACGGTTGACGAATATGGAAATGTTTACACGGGCTGGAATGCTTTGGTTTCCCGGTCTGCTGATCTGCTTGAGCGAAAAGGCCGAAAACAGATTTCTGGCGGAGTGCTTGAAGATAATAATCTTGCCACTATGCGGGTTCGTTCTGACAGCATAACTGCAACTATTACTACCGCTGATCGCGTGATTGCACGCGGCATTACTTGGGCCATCAAAAACGTAATCCAACTTGACGCAAAAAACACGACACTCGAGTTTGTTCTGGAAAAGGGCATTGCACCATGAATGTCACTGGTGCAAAAAAATTGGCAAAACAGTTTGACAAAATGCCTGAAGCTGTTGAGCGACAGATCGTCAAATCTATTAAGCGCAACACCGAAGCGGCTGCGCGGCTGGCTCGTAACCTTGTTCCCGTTGACAGCGGTGAGCTAAGGGGCTGGATTTACACAAAATATGAACGCGGCAACCACGAATTTCTTGGATCGGTTGAAGCCGCGCCGCCAAGCCGTGATGAGCAAATTAAGGCCAAGGCTGTTGAATTTGGCCGCATAAAAGGCAACCGAGGAACAACTGAGGCGCAGCCTTACATCCGCTTGGCTCAAAAACTTCAGGGGCCAAAGTTCAAAAAGGCTATTAAGTCGGCTATAAAGCGCGGAATTAAGGAGGCGGTCAATGGCTGATGGGTTTGCACTGTCTTTGCAGAAGGGGCTTCTGGCCACGTTGGCTGCAAATAGCGGCGTGACGAATATTGTCAGCAGCCGCATTTATGATGAGCCGCCGCAGAATGCCACGTTTCCATATTTGCGATTTGGCGAAATATCGCCAGCCGCGTTTGACACAGACACAATCGAAGGTGCCTTGGTTTCTTTGACCTTTGAGGCTCATTCTCGCAGCCCTTCAGGCCGCGCAGAGGCGGTACAAATAGCCGAGGCAGTAAAGGCCGCTTTGCATCGTCAAGAAGGCTCTGTGACGGCTTATGGTTTCAACCTGATCGAATTGATATTCGAGACGATTTCGGTTACAAGAGATGGTGAAGGTCGTGGCTACACGGCTGTCATTGTGCTTCAGGCTATGCTTGAAGATGCTGCCTAAACTCCCGCGCTGTGGGCAAGCGCAAAAAAATGGAGGCCAGTTATGGCTAAACAACTTGGACGCGCCCTGCTGGTAAAAATCGGTGACGGCGCTGGTGGCGAGGCTTTTACAAACCTTTGCGGCTTAAACTCAAAATCATTGACGATCAACAACTCTTCGATTGATGTGACAACTCCTGACTGCACTTCTCCTGAAGGCGCTTTGTTTACGGCAACACTAGCTGGATTAAAAAATGTTAGCCTTTCTGGCGATGGCTTTTTTGAAGACAGCGTGGCAGAAGCCCGCATGAATACTGTCGCAATGGCCGCTGACAATTCTGTGAACATGGAAATTGTCGTTCCTGATTTTGGCACATATGCTGGCGCATTCCGCATTTCATCTCTGGAATTTGGTGGAGAAACTGAAGGCGGCGTTACTTACTCTATCTCGCTTGAAAGTAACGGCGCAGTAACGTTCACAGCCGCATAATGGCAATAACTGCTAAAGCAGAACGTGGGAGCATCGTCGAGACAATCGACGATGCTTCCTACTCTTTCAAACTTCGCAATCGTGAGATTGAGCGTTTTGAGGATCAGCACCGGGGCATCTTTGACCTCTGGGAAGGGTTCTTTGGGCGCGGCACAAAGCCAAACAGCAAAGAGGTTCGTGACATTCTTGCGCTTGGCTTGGTCGGCGGTGGAATGAAAGACGCTGAAGCTGATGCAGTTATTTCAAAATGCACACCTGAAGATTTAATGAGGCTGTTCCAGATCGCGCAAGCGGTTCTGGGCGTTGCCTTTATGCCTGACGTTGGTGACGAAAAGTTAAAAAAAAAGACGGAGGTCATAGACCAGACAGATTGAATGTTCGCGCTATGATCGCGAATGGCATCGTCATTGGTTTACGGCCAGATGAAATTCGTGATATGATCCCCAAAGATACTTGGATCGTATTTCAGGGATGGTCGGACGCACATTCGCCAAAAGAAGCTGGCGCAGGCGCAATGACCTCGACTGATTACAAAGATTTGGTGAGGCGTGTAGATGGCCATTAGTGCGGAACAGTTAAACATTATCCTGTCAGCGAAGGATAAAGAATTTACACGCGCAATGGATCGAAGCCAAAAGCGCGTTGAGCGGTTTGCAAAGACGTCTAACAAAAATCTTAGCTCAACTTCAAAAGCATTCAGTAAACTTGGCTCTGCCGTCAAGATTGCCGCTGCGGCGTTTTCTGCCACAGCAGTTGTTTCTGGCATTAAGGCTGTTACGCAAAAGCTAGACGACATCGGTAAGACAGCCGACCAGATTGGCATCACTACCGATGCGCTCCAAGAACTTCGCACGGTAGCCGAAAGCTCTGGCGTGACATCGGACGAACTTGACAAGAGCATTGAGAAGCTGGGCAAGGGCTTGGCAGAGGCGGCAATGGGCCTTGGCACTGCAAAGGATGGATTAAAGACTTTAGGCTTGAACGCCAGAGATTTGATAGACATGGGCTTGGAAGATGCGCTTGGGGTCATCGCAACTGAACTTAACAAACTTCCAAACCCTATGGAGAAAACCGCTGCGGCAACTCAACTTTTTGGGCGTAGCGGCGCACCGATGATTAACCTCTTGCGCGAAGGCGCAGATGGTATGGCCCAAATGCGCAAAGAAGCGCGTGAGCTTGGCGTTGTAATCGATGAAGATTTGATTCGAAGCGCAGAAGCCGCTCAAGACCAACTTGATTTGATGTCTAGGGTTATTGACGCAAACCTTTCAAGCGCACTGATTAACCTTGCTCCTTTGATTGTCGGAACTACTGAAAAGATCGCAGGATTGGCGGCTAGGGCCGGGGATGTAATTAGCAAGGTCAATGAACTCCGAGAGCAGGGGGTGGGCGCAACTACAACAAATTACAGATTTGTTAAATCATTAGTCGACCAAGGCGTGGCTGCTGGTTATGTAGAAGAAGAACTTCAGGCTATGTTTAAAGCATATGCCGCGCTTAAAAGCGCCCGACTATCTGGAGACGGTAGTGTGCCGGGTCTGATAGACGAAAGTGTTATAGAAAATTATAACAGCGCAGCCGCCGCACTTGCCCTTGCGCTGTCTGCTGGCCCTAATCGCAAATTTGATGAAAACGCTGAAGCCGCTAGGGAGCTTGAAACGGCGGCTCAGAACGCTCTTTCTATAGCATTTAGGCAAACAGAAGAGGTGCGTGAGCAGGCTCGGCTTCGCGGCATAAGTGCTGAAGCTGCCGAGAGAGAGCGCATAGAAGCTGAAAAGCAGGCCCTTATAACATCCATTACCGCCCCATACAAAAAAGATGGCACGCTTCAAGACCGACCTATGTTTGTTCAGGAGGCCAAAAGACTTGGCGAAGCCTATGAAGCCGCTGCTATTGCTGCCAGCCGCATTCTAAACCCGGTCAAAGCAGCTACAGTCGCCACCAAAGACTTGAGATCAGCGGCTGAACTTGCAAGAGAAGCATACGTTAATATGCTCAAAAAGATGATTGAGGTTTCGCCATTGCTCCAACAACTTGGCTTTGACGCAGAGACTCTTGAGAACACAATGATCATGGTCGAAAGCTCTATGGAGCAGGCATTTATGTCAATGGTAGACGGCACGATGTCGGCCAAGGACGCCTTCAAGTCAATGGCTGCTGACATCATCAAAGAGCTTTACCGGGTGTTGGTCGTGCAGCAAATGGTAGGCAGCTTTACATCTGGCGGCGGCGGCATTCTTGGATCAATATTTGGAGCTATGAGCGGCGGCGGCGGCGGCGGCGGCAAAGCATCCGGCGGCGCAGTACAAGCTGGACAACCTTATGTCACAGGGGAGCATGGTAGAGAGTTGTTTGTTCCATCCAGTGCTGGCCGCGTGTTGAGTGTATCACAGTCTAAGGCGGCGGCGGGCGGCGGCGGTGGTGGCGTCACGATTAATCAGACTATCAATGTTTCCACTGGTGTACAACAAACTGTACGCGCGGAGATAAAATCTCTAATGCCTCAAATCGCAGATAGCGCGAAATCAGCGGTTGTTGACGCAAGGCTGCGCGGCGGATCATATGGAAGGGCGTTCTCATGAGCATCAGTTATCCTCTGAGCTTGCCGACTAATACTCGCATCAGAAGCGTTGAGTTTACTGCTATCAACGCGGTGGCATACAGTCAAAGTCCATTTACATTTGCGGGTCAGGCTCACGCTTACTCTGGGCAAACTTGGCAAGCTGATGTTACATTGCCGCCGATGCGCAGATCAGATGCAGAGCAATGGATTGCGTTTCTGGTAAGTTTGCGCGGGCAGTTTGGCACGTTTCTTTTAAACGACCCAATTGCCTGTTCGCCCAGAGGCACAGCAACGGCGGCTGCTATTACAGGTTCCGCTAACGATAGCAGCGTGACAACGGCGATGACGGGAACCTTGCTCGCTGGTGATTACATCCAGTTAGGTTCCGGCGTCAACGCAAGGCTTCACAAGGTTCTGCAAGACCAAAGCGGGTCAGGCACGTTGGAAATATGGCCAGCTTTAAGGGTTGCACAGTCAAGCGTATCTGCCGATCTAACTAGCGCGGCTGGAGCTTTCCGGCTGTCATCAAACCAGCAATCGTGGTCGGTAAATGAGGCCAGCATCTATGGCATTACGTTTGCCGCGATGGAGGTACTATGACCAGAAGTACACCAGCATCCCTGCTGACCGCACTTAGTCAGCCTGAAGTTCTCCCGTTTTACGCGGTTGAGATGGTTTTCGACAGTGCGCCTGTTCGCTTTTGGACCGGGTACGGTGATCGGACGATAAGCGGTGACACTTATATTGGCACTGGAAGCTTGCTTTCTATAACTGGCTTGGACGAAGTTAATGACCTGTCGGCTAAAAGCGTCACCTTGCAGCTTTCTGGTGTGTCTAGCACACTGGTGTCTTTGGCTTTGCAAGAGCCTTATCAGCGCAGAGTTTGCAAAGTATACTTTGGGACTACTGACACTAGCACGCCAATCGAGGTGTTTAGCGGCTTGATGGATGTTATGACCATTGAGGATGGCGGAGAAACCAGCGTCATTAGTCTGAAAGTTGAGAGCAAATTAATCCGTTTGGAAAAAGCATCAAACTGGCGCTACACAAGCGAGAGCCAGAAATCTCGGTATAGCAGCGACACTTTCTTTGCTTACGTTTCCAGCTTGCAAGATCGTGACATTGTTTGGGGCCGTGAGGTTAATTCTGGCTGATGGGTCCACGGGAGCATCTCAACGCCTATTTGAAGGCCGTAAAGAGCAAGCCTTTCGTATGGGGTCAACATGACTGCCTAACGTTTACCAATGACGCTTTCACGGCGATGTACGGTGAAGGCTGGGCCGATGATTGGTTGAGCCGCTATATGGTTAATGATCGCCCTATGCGGCGTAATGAGCTAATGCGTGAATTCCGTTGTTCTGATTTTGGCAAAGCTGTGGATAAGAGATTGCAGCGCGTTGACTGCGTCCCGCCGCTGGGTGCGCTGGTAACGACCAAGAAGGCCCGCAAGTGGGTCACGGGCGTTGCAATAGGCATTTGCACAGGCAGCAAGTGCGCTTTCTTGGACAAGGTCGGTGTGATATACCTACCGCTGGACGATATCGACGGAGCTTGGATTAAAACATGAAGTATAAACTTGGAAGCTACACCGTCAATAATTGGGATGATTGGGATAAAGCCCCGCGCGATCCAATCAGCATCGGGACCGCCATTGCCGCTGCGGTTGGGGCTGGCACTATCGGCACTTATATTATCATTGGTTTAACATATCTCGCCATCAGTGCCGTCACATCATGGGCGCTATCAGCCCTATTCCCCCAGCCTGATTTTTCGTCTTTTGGATCGCAGGGAACTTTGGTGAACGCCAGAGACGCGACAGCTTCTGCTGATTTTGTATATGGTCAGGTGCGCAAGGGCGGGACTGTAACTTTTTATGAGTCAACTGGGGACGAAAACAAGTTTCTTCACCAGATAATCGTTTTGGCATCGCATGAAGTTCAAGAGATTGGCGACATTTATATCAACGATCAGATTGTTACGCTTGATAGTAGCGGGTTCGTTACTACCTCTGAATGGGTGATAAGCGGCGGGGCAAGTGCATCTGGGGTGCGCATTGAGAAATTTGATGGGAGCCAGACGGCAGCACCTGCTAATCTGTTGAGCGAGTCAGAGCTTACTGGGGCAGATGCTCTGACTGCTAATTTTATAGGGAACGGAATAGCTTATCTATATGTGAGATATGAATATGATGCGAACGTGTTTGCCAATGGCGTCCCGTTAGTCACCGCTCTAGTTAAAGGAAAAAAAGTATACGACCCACGAACAAATTCAACGGCTTACAGCAACAACGCGGCGCTTTGTATGCGAGATTTTATCACTAGCGAATACGGAATGAATGATAGCGCAATTGACGATGTGGTGTTTGCGGCAGCGGCTAATGAGAGCGACGAGGATGTCACCCTATCAGCGGGCGGCACTGAAAAAAGATACACAATCAACGGCATTGTGAAAGCAAGCTCACCTATAGGTGACGTGCTGGGGAAAATGTCTACCGCTTGCGCTGGCACGTTGTTCTGGGGTTCTGGTTATTGGAAACTGAAAGTCGGCGCATATACTGCACCAGTTAAAACTTTAACTTTAAATGATCTTAGAGGCCCAATCAATTTAAGCACCCGCACGACTATGAGGGATAGCTTCAATGGGGTCACTGGTACGTTTAATGACTCTGAAGCTGACTTTATTACTGCCGACTACCCATCAATAAAAAGCACTGTATTTAAAACTGAAGATGGCGGAGATGAGCTTTTGCTCGACTTGCCATTGCCATTTACGACCAGCGCGGCAACGGCGCAGCGCATTGCCAAGATGACCCTTTATCGAAGCCGTGAGCAAATGGCTTTAAGTGCTGACTTTGGGCTTGAGGCTTTCAATGTTGAGGTTGGCGACATCATTGCCTTTACGAATGCAAGATATGGCTTTAATGAAAAAGAGTTTGAGGTAGTCGGTTGGAAGTTCTCATCTAACCAAGACGCTGGCGATCTAAGGGTAAACTTGACGCTGCAAGAGACATCCGAGGCGGCTTTCTCTTGGACATCCAACGAAACAGCAATTATTGATAATAATACAAATTTACCTGATCCTAACGCTGGGCTTACAATAACCAATCTGGTTGCTTCCGGCGGCGGCCGCACTCAGGGTGATGGCACGTTTATTAATTCAGCAATCTTATCTTGGGATGCCGCTTCGAGTTCGTTTCTGGCTTATTATGAAATTGAGTGGAAGGCCCTTTCTGATAGCGTATATGCCAGCACTACAACTACAGAAAGCACCATTGAGCTTTCGCCTCTGGTTGATAATATAGAATACACATTCAGAGTTCGTGCAGTCAGCATTGGTGGAATTTCTGGGGCTTATGCCACGGTTTCATTTACTGGTGGTGGAGATGTTACTGCTCCCGGTTTGCCTACTGCAATTACTGCAAGCGGACATTTCGGATATATTACTATTGATTGGACTAACCCGCCCAATTCAGATTTTAACTATGTCGAGGTTTACGAAAACACTACCAATACAAGCGCGGGGGCGACAAAGGTCGGGATTTCCGCTGGCAATACCTTTCAGAGAACTAACCTTGGGCTAAACCTGACCAGATACTATTTTCTTAAATCTGTTGATTACAGCGGGAATGCAAGCGCATTCACCTCTGGGGTTAATGCTACAACTACATATCTTGATGATGCCGACTTTGCTAATGGCATATACCAGTTATTCAGGGATCAAGGGCTGTATGCGATCAAAGATGTTTCTAGCCTTCCGGCATCTGGTGCATTTACGGGTGAAAAAGTATTTAATACCACTGACGCGAAGCTGTATAATTGGACTGGAACGGCTTGGGAAGCCAGTGCTACTATCCCCGGCCCCGGATCAATTACTACAACAGAAATATCTGATAATGCTATATCAACACCAAAGCTGGCTGCGGGTTCAGTAATAGCGTCTAAAATTGCTGCTGGTAGCATTACTGGCGACAAAATTACTGCCAACACAATAACGGGTGGGCTTATTGCTTCCTCTGGTATCATTACTAATTCAGCCCAGATCAATAACGCTGTTATTGCTCAAGCTAAAATCCAAGATGCTGCTATCTCTACTGCTAAAATTGGCAATAACATGGTTACGTTCCCGCAGTTTGCACAGGGATCGTCGAGCATAACCATACAGTATACTAATACAGCGAACACAACTGTTGTAAGTTTAACAGTTTATAACTCAGGCGCGCCTGCTCAAATCTTGGGGACTATGTCTTGTTCGCACTCAAATAATAACGGAGCTACTGCGGCTAATGAATACAGGCGTTTCAATTTCATAATGTATAGAGGTAGCTCCGTTCTGACTGGCTTTAATGGTACGCTGGTAGGGGGTTTAAATTCTCCGTCTATGGTTCTTGCTAAATTAGACAACCCCGGCGCGGGGTATCATACCTATACATTGAAGGTTCAGAATGTTGGTGGTAATACTGCAAGAACAGTTATATTCTACCCCTCAATATCTTATGTGGAGTTAAAGCGATGAAGACTTACACAGTCTTTAATGCAGGGGAGATAGTATCTCTTCTAACAGTCACGGAAGAAACACTTCTGTTAAATATAAATGAGGGTGAAGCCTATGTTGAGGGTTCTTATCCAGATGATCTTCATTATGTTAAAAATAATCAGATAAGAGCGTTTCCTGAAAAGCCATATTATCCAGTGGACTTTGACAAAGACACAGAGCAGTGGGTTTGGGACGAGACTTTATCATGGGCGCAATTAAGGGCCGAAAGAGATGCCCTTTTGAGAGACATGGTTGACCCTATTGTAAGTAGCCCCCTACGATGGGCCGGCCTTACTTCGGAAGAACAGCAAGAGTACGCTGATTACCGTCAATCCCTTCTTGACCTTCCAGCCAACACAACTGACCCTAAAAGCCCACTTTGGCCTGTATCGCCTTAGTGATTTACTACCTAGAGCCTTTGTGCTAGATTGCACGGGCATACGCTAACACAAAATTCGGAGGCCAATCATGGCGACTTTTAATAAAGTAAACGATTTCGTTGTGAACGCTGTTCACAATATGGACTTAGCCAGTGATCAAGTCGTGGTTGCACTGTCCAATACTGCGCTGGCTTCAGAGTCTAGCAACCCATCCAGCGATGGCAATGGTATTCTAGCAAACGTAACTCAGGTTACTTATACATATCTGTCTACTAGGGATGTGACGACATCTTCGTCAACCCAATCTGGTGGAACTTATAAGTTGGTTTTGGCTGACATCACGCTTACATCCACTGGAGGAGCCACTGGTCCCTTTAGATATGTTTATATTTATGACGACACAGTTGCTACCCCCACTGACCCACTGATAGGATACTATGACTACGGATCATCGTTGACGCTAAATGATGGCGATAGTTTGACTGTAGACTTCTCAGCGGCGAATGGCGTTCTTCAAATTGCATAAGGTGACTGACTATGGTGACGCTTGCAAATAGAGTAAAAGTTGGAACATCGACAACCGGAACCGGGACTATAACTCTTGGTTCCGCTGTCGCTGGATTTCAAACATTTTCTGATGGCAGTGTATCTGATGGCGATACAGTTCGTTATACTATAGAAGATGCAGACTATTGGGAAATCGGCTCTGGTGTCTTCAATAGCAGCGCTGGAACAATGACTAGAACAGTTCTTCAAAGCAGTAGTTCAGGATCAGCTATAAATTTGTCAGGAAGTGCGGAAGTTTTCCTTACTGTTTTGGCTGACGATCTAAATGCTTCCTTAGATTACGGTCTTATCACTGGCGCAGTTACTTTAACGGATGATTATGGAGGTCTGGTCTGATGGCACGGCAAATTCAACTAAGAAGAGGCACTACAACGCAAACGGCCTCGTTTACTGGCGCTTTGGGCGAAGTTACTGTCGATACAGATAAGGACGTTGCGGTCATTCATGACGGGTCAACTGCTGGTGGTTTCCCTTTAGCCAAGACATCTGATCTTGGAACAGCGGCTTTTACAGCCATAGGCGACTACGCTGTTGCGTCACAAGGAACTGCCGCTGATGCAGCGTTGCCCAGAACTGGTGGCGCTATGACAGGTGCTATTACAACCAACTCAACATTTGATGGACGGGCAGTTGCTACAGACGGTTCCAAGCTAGACAACATCACGGTAACTCAGGCAGTTGACCTAGACCAAATGGAAATAGACATCGCTGCCCTTGCGAATGGCATGGTCTACAAGGGAAATTGGGATGCTTCTGCGAGTACTTTCCCCGGCTCTGGTTCGGCGAAAATTGGCTGGTTTTATTATGTTTCAGTTGCGGGAACTGTAGGTGGAATATCATTTGCTGTTGGAGATAATATTGTTGCGATAGTTGATAATGCTTCAACATCAACTTACGCCAGCAACTGGTCAAAGCACGATCAGACAGACGCGGTTACATCGGTTGTGGGCCTTAACGGCTCAATAAGCAAAAGCGGCCTTCTGTCCGCCTTAAATGTAGAAGACGGGGCGGATGTAACAGACGCGACTAACGTAGCAGCGGCTGGCGCGCTTATGGACAGTGAGGTCACAAATTTAGCACAGGTAAAAGCATTTAACACGGCAGACTATCTTGCTTATGATGCAAATTTGCAGGGATTTGTTACTGCCCTCACGCTTCCAACATCTGATGGTACAAGCGGACAAACTTTAGTAACTAACGGAAGCGGCACTATAAGTTTTGCGACGAGTAGTGCTGGTATATCAACAGGTAAAGCCATTGCTATGGCAATCGTCTTTGGATAAAGGAGGCTAGAAAATGGCTGCACCAAATATTGTAAACGTAAGCACGATCACAGGCAAATCCGCTACTATCGCACTTACTTCAACTAGCGCCACAGCGCTGGTAAGCAACGCTGCATCTAGCGGTAAGGTCTTTAAGATCAACATGATCCAAGTCGCTAACGTAGACGGGTCAAACGCCTGTGCTGTAACTATAGACATGCACAGCGCCGCTGCTGGCGGTGGCACGGCTTATTCCCTTATAAGCGATGTCACTGTCCCTGCGACAGCTTCTCTAGTCGCGCTAGACAAGAACACGGCAGTTTATCTTGAGGAAGATCGTTCTATTATGGCAACTGCTGGAACGGCAAGTGATCTTGAAGTGATCATTAGCTATGAAGAAATCAGCTGATAGGAAACTATAATGTCTAAAAATACAGGCGGCTTCATAGGCCAAGACGGTATAAAAGCACCCGATCCAGCCACAGGTGTTTCTGGCGCTTCTGGTGTGGAACAGGTGGTAGTTAGTTTCACCGCTCCCGAAAATGTTGGCGGGTCTGCTATCACTGGATATAGAGCGCAGTCAAATAATGGAATAGGATCGTCTGGCTCTTCGTCCCCAATTACTGTATCTGGCTTAACCGGAGGGACAAGTTACACCTTTAACGTATGGGCTATCAATGCGTTTGGCTCGTCTTCTCCTAGCGGTGCAAGCGATGCTGTTACCCCTACAGCCTAATGGTCACGGAGGACCTCAATAATGCCCAATTTTCAAGGTGTATGGAACCTAGCAACTCAATACGAGAATTCTGCGGACTGGCCTATTCCTCCAGTAAATATATATGGGTTGTTTGCTGGTGCATATCCCGGCTCTGGATCATCTACTATAGACCAAATAAACTTTTCCAGCCTTGGTAATGCTACAAGCACAGGATCGCTTTCGTATATAAGAGGATGGGCGGGACTAGGTTCTAGCACTAGAGCAGTTTTCGCTGGCGCAAGCGATTCTCAGGGGAGTGGCGTAAACACCGTAATGGAATACGTCACATTTGGGACTGCTGGCAATGGAACGGACTTCGGAGATTTAACCGTTGCTCGTTGGGGACCTGCTTGTGTCGGCAATTCAACTAGAGGCGTTTGGGTTAGTGGAAGCCCCTCCACCGGTGTGTCAAACGTGATGGATTACGTCACACTTGCGACCACCGGAAATGCTAGTGACTTTGGCGATATTGCAACTCAGACTATGACTCCCGCCGGGCTTGCTTCTCCTACAAGGGGCCTTATTGCGGGGGGGTTCATTCCTTTCAGCCCTTATTACACTAACGCGATAAATTACATCACGACAGCTTCAACCGGAAATTCTACTGATTTCGGCGATAGGACCACTAACTCGTATAACGCTGGTGGGGCTTCTTCTGATACAAGAGGATTATTTGCGGGTGGGATACCCAGCAGCGGCACTGTGCAAAACGTAATAGATTACGTCACAATTGCGACAACTGGGAATGCTATTGATTTTGGCAATTTAGCCGAAGCTAGAAGAATTCAATCCACTGGTGCTTCAGATAATATTTTGGCAGTATTCGGAGGTAGTTATTACCTAAACTCACTGGAAAAGATAACGATAGCAACTCTAGGAAACGGCACTGATTTTGGGGACCTAACTCAAACTGGTTTTTATAGCGGTTGTTCTAATGGTCATGGGGGGCTTCAATAATGCCTAAAGACACAGTAAAAGACACTGCACTAGCTACGGTAGACCTTAACATTCAGCTCCCATCTGCAAAGCCTGAATATAAGTCGATGTTAGCTAACATTGCAGAAAAAGCCCCTGCCATAGCGCAGGCGTCCAGCAACTTCTACAAGTCGCACTCTCAGATGATGTCTGTCACACTGGATGTAACTGCAATTACGCCTATCCGATCCGTGAAACATTCACTTGCTGAGATTGAGAAGACCAAGTCTGCTCTGCAAGAGTCTTACTTCAAAATGAAGAAGGAAGAGATCAAGCTCAAGAAGCTAGAGCGCAAGCTGTCAGAAGAGACAGACGATCTTGATCGTGAAATGCTAGAGATTAAGATCAACGAAAAGCAAGCCAACGCTGCAAGCTCACGCGGCTACGTAGAGGCCGCTGTTCGCAAGCTCAACTTCTTTAGCAATCAATATGAAAACCTGATGAAGAAAATAGGCAAAGATGAGTTGACTGAGGCTGACTACGAGCTTGAGGAAGTTAAGTATCACATTATGACGTGCTTGAAACAGGCGCTAAACTCTGCCCGTCCACGCAACGGCGTGATTGACGAAGGCAACATGATTTACCTGTTTGACCTTGGCATCAACGCAGCGCAGGCGCAGCTTGAGGTTATGTCATATCTTAACTGGGAAAACGAAATTATCAAAGAAGGCCAAGTCCCAGAGCATTACCACACTGTACAGTGGTTGGAGGCTTGTGCAGATAAATGGGCGCATTGCCCAAGGGACTTTGCAAAAAGCCGTGGTTTTGATATATTAGACGAAACATCCTTGACCAACACACCACAACTGGAGAAGCCTGATGGCGCATGAAGTTTGCAAATATCGCTTGAACGCGAACGGAACTATCCCTGATTTTATCTGTTTCCATAACGATAGCATACACGGTATGTGCGTTGTCGCTGATAACCTTGAGGCTTCACCTCGTGACAACCTAATGATTGGCATTACTGAAGATAATGCAACTGGCGATTTTACATCTTTTGGCAGCAAGTCAACTCTTCAGACATACATTTCATCAATATCTGGTAGCTGGACAATCTTAGCGCCAACGGATGATGACCCATTCGCTACTGAAGCATTTGATGCAGCGGCAGAGGCTACTAGAATTTGGAACGCATTGACCGCCTTAAACTCCGCCTGATAGATAAATTAATTTAGAGGGTTTAAAAAATGCTTGGATTTTCACCTTTAGCCTCTAGTGCAATTGCTGCTACTGGAGATAACGCAGTTGGAAATTCCCTTTCTGCGAGTGCGGGTTATTTTGTTCTTTCTGGGCAAGATGCAACCTTTATTACCAGTGAAATAATTGGCACAGGTGTATTTACCTATACTACTCAAGACGCTGCATTAGTTGTTAGTAAACCAGCGGAGGCAGGGTCTTTTGCGGTATCTGGTCAAGATATTGATTTCCAAAATTCTTATAGCATAGATGCGCGTCAAGGCACGTTCATCATTGCACCACAGCTAGTGACAGACAATACTCGCAAGGTAGCATTGTCAGGCGAATTTATTCTCGAAGGTCAGTCAATCGGCGTAAACTTCCCTCTGGTTTCTGATCAAGGAAGTTTCTCAATTGCGGGTCAGAATAGCGTATTTAGCATTTCAATGTTTGCTGGAGAAGGCGCATTAGCTTTAATCGGTCAAGCCGCCAACCTAAATACTAGCAAGAAAATAATTCTCACTGATGCTGGAATATTCAATATTACGGGTCAAGATGCGGAATTATTGCTGGTTCGAGATGTGCAGGCAGCAACCGGAACATTTACCTTAACTGGACAGCAAAACGCATTTAACCGAGGATATGGGTTTGCAGTTGATGCTGGTGAATTTGTTCTTACATTCCCTGATATTGATACTGATACAAGCATCATAGCCGAAACTGGATATTTCAATTTAACTGGGCAAGATGCTTCTTTTAATAATAATGAAATAATTGAAGGTGACGTTGGTGTATTCGGATTAACCGGGCAAGATATTCAGTTTAATACGCATGAGGTTTTTGAAGTAAATGCTGGTGAATTTGTTCTTACATTCCCTGATATTGATACTAGCACAAGCATTGTAGCCGGAACTGGGTATTTCAGTGCAACCGGACAAGACGTTGTTTTCAACACAAGCAAAATAATAACTGCGGATGCTGGTATATTCTCAGTAACGGGACAACAAGTTGACATAGATTTAAGTGATAACTTTATTGCAGAAACTGGTATCTTTAACTTTGATACAGAAACCGCTGCAATTAAAGCCCAATTTTACATTACCGCAGAATCCGGTAGTTTTGTTTTAACTGGTCAAGATACTTCCCTTACAGAAGCTGAATTATTGACCGTTGAGACGGGTATCTTTTCAGTTTTAACTGAAGATGCTCAATTATATCCTATCTTAACTTTACCCGCTGGGGCTGGTATTTTCGTCATAGAGGGGAAAAATGTTGGTTGGGGGGAATTCTTGAAGATAGACCAAGCCGGGTCATTTGTGCTAACTGGTCAAAATAATAATATGACCCACAACAGAGTCGGGCGCTTTGAGACAGGCAGTAGACATAATAGAGCAGTACTTGCATTATCAAACTCTGTTAATAGAGTTATATGAACTTAAATAGAAACGAGGCGGCTTAAAATGAGTTTTAGAATAAAACAAGGCGATACAGTCCCGTCTTTGCGGGTCAGCCTTCTCAATGGCACTGATAACGCTATAAGTCTTGACGGGGCTAATGTTAGATTTCACATGAGAGCTATCGGAAGTTTATCAATTTTAATTGATAGTAGCGTATCTGTAATAGATGCGGGATCAGGTGTTATCCAATACGATTGGGCTGCTGGAGACACTTCTTCAATTGGCTCTTATCAAGCCGAATTTCAAGTGACTTATGCTGATGGGAAAATAGAGACTTTCCCAAACTCAGACTATATCAATGTTGAAATAATAGATGACATTTCCTAAGGGGAAAAATGATATGGATAAGAGAACAGCATTATCAGCACACCAGCGCATCGATGGCCTAGAAAAGGAAATGGTTGCCATGCAGACAGAAATGAAAATCCAATTCAAAGACCTCTTCGGACGAGTAAAACGGATGGAAAGCATTATGATCGCTGCAACCGCCTCTATTATTGGTCTTTTAGTCGCTGTCTTGATCAAGATGGGGTAAAATATAGGATATGGCCATAATCGAAACCATTATGGCAGCCAACGCCTCATATGCAATTTTGAAACGCTGCTTTCAGAACGGCTCA